GAAGCCACGCCCTCCCAGAATTGCGAGAAGAACTGCGTGAGCGGCGTCCAGTTGTCGATGACGAACTTGACGATGTTCGCCCCGGGTATCCACGGGATCACATTGTCGTAGGCCCATTCGAACGCTCCGGCCACGCCTTGCCAGAGCTGGGAAAAGAAATGCGTGAGCGGCGTCCAGTTGTCGATGACGGCCTTCACGAGATTCGCGCCCGGGATCCATGGGACGATGTTGTCCCAACCCCACTCGAAGGCGGACGCGACGCCCCTCCAAAGCGTTCCGAAGAACGTCTTGATGGGCGACCAATACTCGTAGACCAGGTAGGCGGCGCCGGCGATGGCCGCGACCCCGGTCAATATCCAGCCGATCGGCGTCGCCTCTATCGCCGCACCGAGCCCGACAAAGGCGGCCGACAACGCCGGAAACGCGGTTTCGGTCAGCATCGCAATTTTCAGGGCCAACCCGGCAAGACCTTCCGTGTACAGAAATGCCGTCATTTTGAAGCCAGTCTTAACAACGGCCCATCCGAGCTTACCCATCGCTTCTGCGAGACCGATAGCTGCCGACGCTACCGGCCACATCACAACGCTCCCTATGGCCATGGTCGACCAGAACGGCCCAAGCGTGTCGAAGGCGTAGCGGACGGCTCCGGCGAACGTCGACACGGCCTTGCTGACCGACGCCCAATCGATCTGCTTGACTGCCGTTGCGACATTCCTGGCCCATTCGCCGACCTTCGTGCGAACGAGATCCTTGTTGGCCGCAATCCATTGATCAATCGGGCCGAAGACTTGCTGGATGACCGGAATCAGCGCCGTCCCGATATTGAACTTCAACCCGCCGATGGCCGCGTACAGTTCCTCGAACCCATCCTGCCCCTCATTCAGCGAACGCAGAAGGTCGGGTGTGATCTTGCCATAATAGCGCTCGAATTGTGCGAAAAGTTTTTTGGCTTCTTCTCCACCCTTCGCCATCATCGGAATGAGATCGGCGCCCATGCGGCTACCGAAAAGCGTTGCCGCCATGCGCGCGCGCATCGTGGCATTGGTATTTCTGGCCATCGCTTCGGAGAGATCGGCCCACAGCGCGGCTGCATCGCGGACATGGTGCTGTCCGTCGCGAAGGGATATGTGGAGCTTCTGAAAGAGAGCGGCAGCGAGCTTGTTCTTTCCGCTCGCGGCCTCGCCGATCGTGAGATTGAGCTTGAACAGAGCCTTGTCGAACTGTTCCACCGGTACCTGGTTGCGTTCCGCCAGATAGTGCAGCTTGGCCAGGCTGTCGGCGGCCACACCCGTCTTGATGGACGCGAGCTCGAGCTGCTCGCCCCATTCCGCCGTGCTTTTCGCCATTTCGAAAAGGCCGGCGGCGCTCGCCGCCGCACCGAGCGCCGCAAGAGGACCGAGCAGCCCGGTGATCTGGCGGCCAAGCTCGCCGACGTGCCGCCCGACATTCACCACCTCCCGGCCGAGCGTCCTCAGTCCGGTTTCCTCTGCGAGGCGCGCGATGGACTGTCCGACGCCCGCGAAGGGCTGGACGAGGTTGCTTTCGACGTTCCGGTTGATCTGCCGCATCGTCGCCGACGCCTTGTCGAGCGCGGTGACGACGATCTGGAACTGTGCGGCGTTTCCGGCCATCTTATCTCTGCGCTTCCAGCCTTGCGATGCGTTCGGCCTGACGGCAGGCCGCCGCGATCTCGTCTATGGTCAGCGTGAAGGGGTCGATGCCTGGGAAGACCCGGGCGAGTTCCCAGCACCGGTCGACGACGTCTCCGGCTTCGCCGGCTGAAAAAAACCGGACACCACGTTCGCGCAAGCGAAGAAATCCTGCGGCGACATCGCATTGACCGATTGCATCGGAATTCCGGCGAGGCGGACGATGTATTGCGCGATGCTCTCCGTATTCAGGCGGTTGAGTGTCGCTTCATCCACGCCCTGCACGCTGTCGACGGGCGCGCCGCACGCCCTGATATCGGCTCCCGTTGGCTTGCGGAAGGAAAGCGATGCGACCTCCTTGCCGTCCGGCCCGATGATCGGCGCGAAAAGTGTGACGGTTGCATTCATTGTGGTCTCCCGGGTTGTGGTCAGTGGACTGTGCGAGCGCTAGAGCGCGGGCAATTCCTGCACGCGCTTGAAGCGAAGTTCGCAGTTGAACTTTCCCTCTTCGGTCGAAGCGGTAATGTCTCCCTCCACCCAGCCGTCATAGCCGACGACGACCTTGCCGTTCGCAAGGCTCATGGTCGCGACTGCGATTTCGGACTGCTGCAGGAGCTGGATCGAGAGCGCCCCGAGATCGGAAATGTCTCCCTTGAAGCCGGGAACGGACGGCTTTTCGGTGTATCCGTGAACGCCGTCCTGTCCGGCCACGCCATTTCGCACCGATGCCGCCGGCATGTACTCGCCGCTGGCGCGCAGGGGATACTGCATGCCGTTGATGTTGAGAAAGCAGGTGCCGCCAATGCGTTGACCGGCCATGGTTTACTCCTTCGGCGCAGGCGCCGCTGTCCAGAGGTTGGGGGGGATCGAGGCTTGACTTAGCCCTGCTGCTGCAGCGCGAAATCGACCTTCATCGCGGTCACGCGCAGTCCGGTTGCGAGCGTGATGGGCAAGAGAGCGTCCATACGGTTCGGATCGACCGAGTTCCGCTGCAGGACGAGGTTGCGGGCGAAGTACGGCTGGTCGGTGAGCAGGATCGGCCTGCCGTCTCCGGTGCACATGCGCCCGTAGGTGGCGACGAGCGTGGCCTTTCCGGTCTTGATCGACACCACAGGCTGGTCGGGCAGTCCGGCGTTGAAATTGTTGCCAGGTCCGTAGGCCACGTCATCGTCGATGATCTTCGCGCGCGGATAGGTCGCGCTCCAATCGGCGACGAACTGGCGCACGACAGCCATCAGCGTATAGAGCGTCTCCGTGTCGCGGAAGGACACGTCGGGCGTGCCGTTGTCGTCCACCTGGTAGGTCGTGACCGCGCGAAGAATGCGGCAAGTGCCGTCCTCGCGATAGTCCATCAGCGCGAGCCCGGAGCCGAGCAGGCTTTCGCGGACAGCGTCGCTGAAGCGGACGTGCCTCAACGGCGCGAGGATGACGTTGATGGCCAGTCCCTGGGACGGACGAGCCGGATCGATCCGCGACCAGCGCGCGAACGCACCGGCGTATGCGGCTGCCACATCGTAGGGCGGATGAGGCGCACTGTTTTCGTAGGCGACCACGGTCATGTGACGGTCGTTCCGCGCAAGCCCGAACGTTTGGGCATTGGCGCCGTTGCTTGCAAACCGGGCGGCGGTGAACACGTGGCCGAAGATCTTTCGCGACGGCTTCCAGCGTCCCGTGCTGTCCAGCATGATGGTCTGGAAGGCGTTCAGCGCGGCGTCCGTGGTCCACGGCTGAACGATGAAATCGAACTTGGTGTCGCCCAGCGCCGCATCGAGCCCGGAGATGTCCGGGTCGGTCGCCCCGCCCGCCATGTCCGTGATGGTCACGGTGAGGCCCTTGATCTGCTTCTGCTGGCCGCTGGCGCCGAAATAGTTGATCTGAATGTCGATATAGTTCCCGGCCGTTCCGGCGTTGTTGGCGGTCAGGCCGACCTGGGTCGCATGGCCGACGACGGCGGCGGCCGTTACGGGCATGGCGACGCCGAGAAAGCGCGCGCGCTTCTTCTTCAGCCCGAGATCGTTGGCGTCGAAATAGCCGTTGATCGCCGCGATCGTGGCGGTGGCGATGTCTGCCGGCGCCTGATCCTTCGTCACATTGATCGTGACCAGGCGTCCCGCGATGTAGAGGTTGATTACCCCGTCCTCGTCCGGCGAATGGGTATAGTCGATCATTCCGGTGGCCGCAGTGCCCGCGCCATCGTCGCCCAGCGCCATCACCCACAAATCCGCGTCCGGATCGTTGGAGAGATAGCGCTCCACCATCGACGCCACCTGCGAGCCGGCTCCCCAGCGCTTGACCGCGAATGCCGTGGAACTGCACTTCATCGGTGCGGCCTCGCCGGTACCGATCGCCTGCCCCACGATCAGGGTGCGCTGGTTCGGATAGCCCGGAGAATCTCCCACAACTTCGGGATAGACGCCGGGCGTGCGCAGATTGGCCGGAACGTTATTGAAGCCGATGTCGGTCATGGATCGCTCTCCAGATGTGTTCAGGTGGGATCGACGGTCGCGCCGATTTCGGGCCGGCCGTCCGGGCCCTTGTCGCGGGGCGGCGGGTTGTCGATTTCGAAGGGCTCGGCGCCGCCATAGTCCCCGTTCGGATCGAAGACGTTGACGCTGTCGACGTAGATATCGAGACCAGAAAAGTCCGCACCGACGCCAGGCTGCCAGCTCTCGTGCGTGTGGCCCTTGATGTCGATCGTGGCGCCCGCGAAATGCCGCTTGCCGTTCACGCCCTTGTATTCCGTGAAGGTTTCGCAACTGTCGATCATCTCGAACAGGCGCACGAACTCCGGCGTACCGAAGAGCGTGTTTTCCACCGCTTCGCAGAGCGTATCGAGCAGGGCCTCGGCCGCATCCTTGGTGTTGCCGGAACATTCCACCTCGATCGAAATCAGGGCGGTGGTCCGCGCTTCCGGCGCGCTGCCATAGTCGAAGGCCTTTGTATCGTCCACGAAGATGGAGATGGACGGCAGCGCCGCGTCCGGCGCAGGCGTATCCTTGCTCGATACGACCCTTGCGCCACCGCCCTGAAGCGCCGTGGTGAGAAGCGCGAGGGCGGTCGAGCGCAGTTGCGCGCGCCACAACATGACGGTCAGACCTCGGTAAGGATCAGGTACACGTATTCGAAGCCGTCGGGCTGCACGTCCTGCACCTGAAAACTGCGCCCGCCCGGAAGCTGCAAGCCGTCGCCCTGCGCCGGATCGAATCCGTCCGGCAGCGCACGGCGGCGGGCCCCAAAACGCGGAGCCGTGGTCGAGACAGGTACCTGGACCCGGCCTGTTGTCAGTTGAACCGACGCCCAAGCCTCGTCGAAGATGCCGTCGATATCGAAAGGGGCGCCCTGCAGCGGCGTATATCGCGCAAGGCCCTCGCCCTTCGCGCCTACACCGAAGGTCCTGACGCAGGTATCATTGACCAGCGCATCGAAATCGACCGGCATTGCCGCTTCATTCAGTCCTGCGGCTGATCTTTTGGCTTGTCGGGCGCGGGCTGTTTTGTCGGCTTTGCGGGCCGGCTTTCCACGAGATGCGCGTGGCTCGCGGGCACATGATTTCGCGGCATCCGCACCGTCTCGCCGGCGCGATAGCCGAATGTACCGCCGCCCGTGTAGATCGTGTGACCCGGCAGAACCTCGAACGTTACGATGTCGTCGGAAATCCTGGACATGGAAAGGCCTATCCTTTCGACTTGCTTCGTCCTCGCGCCTTCGCGGCCGACGGAAGAAAAAGCGTCATGGTGATGGCGAGCAGATCGACCTGCGAGAGCTTCTCGATCGCCGGCTTGGTGAGGCCGGTCCGCCTAACGATGATCGACATGACCTCGAGGCTGTCGATCGCGAACCCGGCTCCGGTCTCCCGCAAGGGAAGCCTGTCGGACCCCGGCCCGCACCTGAGCGTCACGGCATCCACGTTTCGCCCGTTGACTTCGACGGCGCGCGATAGCTGCACCGTCGTCTTCACAATGGACATGGCGTCTCCCGGGTTGAAGGCGAACGGACCGCGCAGGCCTACATTCTCGCGCGGAACAGCACCTCCGGACGCGTGCAGATGTGAAGCGGATAGTTGTCGACCTCGAGCTTGACCCATTCGTTGCGGTCGCGATCCGGGATCGTACGCACGTATTCGGCCTTTCCGAGCGTGTTGATCCACTCCGCCGAATCCCCAGGCGACAGGCCGCGCTGGAAGACACCCGGAGCGCCCTTGGGGAAAAAGATCGCCTCGTTGCTCGGGATGGCGATGGCGCCGCCACCGGTCGAGCTGTCGCCCGCGCCGAAGTTGAAGGTATAGGTGCCGCTGGGGCCCGCGAACACCGCGCTCAGCTCGAAGGTCCCAGCGCCGAGGCTGTCCACCGTCGTACCTTCGTCCAGGCTCTGGCCGCTGACGTTCATGCCCTCTTCGATACCGACGAGCGAAACCGGCGTCACCGTCGCATCCCCATTGGTGCACGCGCACTGCACCGCGAAGGTATCGTCGGTGCCGCGGTAGTTGATCCAGGTGATGTCGGCAAAGCTAAAGTCCTTGAATGCGGTACCGGCGCGAAGAGCCGCGGCGGCCTCCCAATTGGCGTAGGTCTTTTCGACGTCGGTGTGGGTCACGAACTTGTCGAAGAACGCGTCGCCGCAGAGCGCAATGATGGACGTTCCCTGGCGGAACGCACCCTGCGCCTTGCGAGCCATCGTGCGGGCGATCGTCGCGGCGAGGGGCCGGATCGTGCCCGCCGTGTTCGCCGCCAAGCCGAAGGTGACGGTCGGATTGGGAATGATGCCGAACTCGTCGTACCAGTCGTACAACACGCTGCCGTCCGCGTCGATCAGCTTGCCCTGAACGCAGGCGAGCTTATGGCGCTCCTGCGTGAAGGCGAGCTGACTGCGCAGCCCCGTGGGACCGACAAGCCGCCGCATGACTTCCTTCTGTACCTGCATCAGCTCCGTTTCCGAGCCGAATTCACGGATGCCGGCCATCTCCCTCGCCGTGATCGTGTCTTCCACCCGCAGCCGCGGTACCTTGAACGGACGCGCCTTCCGCTTTTCGGCCGTGCGCTGTGTTCCGGGCGCACCGCGGTCGCTGAACGGAACGATGCTCAGTGCGCCCTGGCGCTCTTCGACCCACAATTCCTCGGTGCGGACAGGCGTGTCTTCGTACACGCCCATGGTCGTGAGCTGATCCGGAGCGTACGGCACCTTTTCGACCGCCTGGGTCAGCGTGATCGTCTTGAACGGGTCCTGCTTGAAGATGTCGAGAGAGGCCATGTCGATTTCCTTTTCGATAGCTGTCAGCCGCCATCACCCGGACCTTGACCGGGCGGACGGACTGGAGGTTGGGGGATGGGGCCTGAGAGCTTCCGCGCCTAGCGAACGACGATGCCGAGGGCGAGCAGCTGCGCGTTCGCCGCAGCGATCTCGTCGGCGGTCGCATCCTCGTCGTAGACGAGCTCGCTGCCGTTCACCTCGCATTCGCGCACGTGCACGGTGGAGAGCTGATCGCCACCCGTCGCATCGGTCTCGTTGTAGAGGATCGCGCAGGCGTTCTGCGATCCGTCGGCCGCGGCGGGATCCCAGGGCGTGTATTTGCCGGAACCTGCCGCATAGCTCACGGTGATCGTGAAACCTTCGCCGGACGAGAAGTCGGTTCCTCCGTCGGCGAGGGTGAAATTGATGCCGCCATTGTAGGCCACGCCGACGTTGCCGGTACCGTCGAGCGTGCCATCGGGGCGGATCACCTCGAACTTGCCGGCATTCGCGGCGGGCTCGATGATCACAACCTTCCAGTCGCCGGCCATGGCTCCCGGATCGGCGGTCAGGGCGCCAAGCGCGCCCACGCCGACGGCGTTGATCGGGAAGCCGACCGCAGCCGCGACGGACTGTGCGCCCGTGACGATCTTGCCGAGAACCGTGCCGGCCTCGAGAATTTCGCTCTGCTGCTTGAGGGTGACCTGGTCGCGCGAGCGCTGGCCAGCTTCGGAAACGAGATAGCCGCCGGAATGACGGCGCTCGGTGATTGCGGTCATTGTCTTGTCCTTTCAGAACGGAATTGATGTGGATTGCGCCAGTCCAGGCAGCGCTCAGTGTTTCGGCATGAAGTCCGCGGCGGCGGCTTCCCAGCTTTTGGCGATCGCGGCCTCTCCGGAGAGCTGAGTGCCGCCGGGCGGCACGCGCGGCTGCGCGGCCTGCGCCATGCGATGGGCGAGACGGCCCGGACGGGTTCCCGCTTTCGCAATCGCGCCAAGAATGTCCTTGGCGTTCAGATCGGTGCCGGCAAGCAGCGTCGCGGCGAGTTCGAGATTGCCGGCGGCCGAAGCATCCGCCAGCACGGCACCCCAGCGCGCGCGTTCCGCCTTTCGCGCGCGGGCAGCCGCACGCGCCTCGGCCTTCCGCGCCGCCTTGGCATTCTCGTCCTCTTCGTCGTCGCCCTCGTCGTCTCCGGGCGGAGGATCCTCCTCTTCGTCGCCGTCATCGCCGGCGCCGTCGCCTTTGCCGCTCTTGCCCTTTCCGGACTTGCCGTCCTTTCCGGACGCGGAGCCATCGTCCGCGCCGCCGTCGCCGGCTTTCATTTCCTCGTCCTCTTCCCCGCTCTCTTCGGAACCCGATGCGGCCTCGGTATCTTCCTCGTCATCCGCCTTCTTGGCGGACCGGCCGATACTGCGCAGATGGGAAAAGCTCAGCGATCCCGCGAACGAACGAAGGCTCATGGTCGTCTCCTTTGGAAGTTTGTGAACTAAAGGCTGCGCACGAGGTCGCGCATCGCCTGATCGGGGGCCATGACGGCATCCGCGAGGCCCGCGGCCACGCCTTTGGCACCCATGAAGGTCGCGGCCTGCCAGGCCTTGACCTGCGCGGGCTTCAGATTGCGATGTCTGGCGACCAGCGCATCGAACATTCCGCCCATTTCGTCGACGTCGGCCTGGGCGCGGGCGAGGGCCTCACGCGACAGAGGTGCGGTCTCCGCGAAGTCCGCCTTTCGCGACCCATACTGGATCAGCGTGACCTTCAGTCCGGCCTTGCTCAGCGCGTTCGACATATCTACGTGCATGGCGATGATGCCGACGCTACCCGTGCCGCCGGTTTGGGGCACGATCACGCGGTCGCAGGCGCTTGCGATGGCATAGGCGGCGCTGTACGCGCACTCCGTAAGGATGGCCCACATCGGCTTGCGCCCGCGGGCCTGAAAGATCGCGTTTGCGAGATCGAAGCAACCGGCGCACTCCCCGCCCGGCGAATCTATGTCGAACGCAATCCCTTCCACCTCGCCATCCTGAAGCGCAGTCAGGAGGTTCTCGCGGATCCCGTCGTAGCCGGTCATTCCGCTCCACGGCCGCAGCGTCCCCAGCTTGTGGACCAGTGTGCCTTCCACCTGGATGATCGCAACGCCCTTATGGACTTCGTAGCCTTTCGGCCTCTCCCGCGCCGTGGAGATGCCGTCGTCGCCATCATCGCCGGTCACGACGTTGTCGTCGGCAAACGTGCGGAGGCTGCCATCCAACCCCTGCAGCTGCGCGATGCCGAGACGTTCGGCTAGCGCCGCAACAATGATCTCGGCCTTGTGAGGCGTGATCATCAGAGGCACGTTGAACAGCCGCTGCGCGATAAAGGGAAACCTCTGACCAGCCCCCATCACTGGGCCTCCTGCGGCTGCATCGTCTCCTTCGCGGTCTCCGCACCGAACCATTTCGGCAAGGGAAGGCCACGCTCACGGAACATCCTGATCTCGATCGCACGCTGATCGAGGTTTTCCTCGTAGTCCGCGCCGTTCTCGGCGCTTTCGTGCATGAGCGTGGTCGTCCCCATATCCATGCCGAGGACCTGCCCCTGACGCTCCTTGACCGGGTCGATATTGCCCTGCCCCGGTCCCAGAAACTGGCCGCGCGTATATGCAGCGCGCGCCTCGACGAAATCCGGAGCATTGTTCGGCAGCGGCAGTTCGCCGTTGTCGAACGCCTCTTCTGCAACTGCCACCACGCAGGGCATGGCCGTGTTTGTGGCAAAATCGTGGCGACGGCGCTTGGCGGTCTTGATCGCAATCACGAAGCCGGCCCTCGCCGACGAATAGTTGGACTTCGACCAGTCCAGAGTCAGTTCCTCGGCTGTGGTTCCGAGGCCGGACGCCACGTTCCGAAGGGCATAGTAGGTGAACGGATCGTGCATGGCGCCAGGCCTGTTCGCCTGTATCTGCGTCACGTCCTCGCCCGGGCGGAGTGGCAGCACCTGCGCCTGCGCGAAGCGCAGGGGGCTGCGTTCGCGGTCCGCACGCAACTGGTTCCAATACCAGTATTGCGGATCGTCGGCATCCTCGGATGTGGCGACCTCGCGCAATCCTTCCGGATCGTACGGCGACTTCACCGCGATACCAAGAACGGCATTGAGAACCGCAGCCTGCAATTCCACCTGATCGTACTTCGTGAGCATCTTCATCCGGTTCATCACGGGTGTGATAAGGGGGATGCCGCGATGCTGATCGGCGCGTTCCCGGTCATAGTCGTGGATCACGGTGCGGCGACCCCAGGCGGTCTCGCGTTCGATACGGTCCCAGATGTTGGCTTCGACCGCGCCATACCAATCGTTCTGATGCGCGCGCCGGATGTGATAGGCGAGCGGCACGCCGTCGGCATCGATCTCGACGCCGCCGCGCATGTACATCGTATCGGTCTGATCCTGCGGGTTCGAAAGCCTGTCGGGATCGATCAGCCGGATGGCCGTCGCGAAATGGGCGGCTCCATATCCGACACGTTCGGGCATCCAGTCCAGCGTCAGAAGGTTTTCGCCGTCGACGATCTTGTGGCGCAATGCCAGGCGCATCATCTGCACGAAGGTCAACTGACGTGCCGCGTCGCAGTAGTTGTTGGTGTCCTCGGCGAAGGTCCGCCAACGGCTCTCGAGCGCGTGGCGGTATTCCCGCGCCCACTCCGCGTCGAACCCCTTGGCAAAATAGGACAGCGCCCGATAGTCGGGCATGGAGATAAAGCGGAAGTGGGCGCCGACCGTGGCGTCGAGAATTCGGGTGAGGCCACCGGAGGCCCAGCCGTCGTTCCGGTACAGATCCCGGGATCTTCCCGTGACCCGGTCGCGGTGGATGTTGTATTCGAAGTCCTGCGACGTGATCGACGGATACCAGCCTTCGGTCTCGCTGGCGAACAATCCGGACGCATCGTACGGAAAGGAACGGGCATACTCGCCCGACAGGCTGGCGCGATGCCTCGGCCGCGCGCCGACAAGCTCGCGAAGCGGACGGCCGTTCGGCTGGATGAGAACGGTGTCGCGTTCGGACATCAGTGCAACCGCTCGATCTTCACGTCGCCGGCAAGCGTCCGGTCCGGAGCGTTTTCCTGCCACACGTGCACGAGGCCCAATTCCTCGTCGGCCGTCCTTGCATGTGGCACCGGCTTGCCGTTCAGCGTGACCAGGAAGCGGCTCGCCTGCGGATGGAAACCCATGTCGGAGGGATCGGCGGAAATGCGCATCAGTGATATCCGATCGTGGCCCGGCGCCGAGGCGACCGGATGATGCCGAGTTGCGCCTGCAAAAGCCTGATCCAGTCGTCGAGCATGGCCAGCCCGTTCTGGTCGTTGCGATAGGTGACGGATCGGTGCTGTCCGCCTCCGGTTACCTCGACCGTGACCGCCCTCGAGCCGGTGCTCAGCTCCATGCGGGCCGCCTGCGCCTGCGAAAGCCAGGTGCGCAGCATATCGTCGTCCACGCCGGCAAGGATCGACGTGTTCCTGTCGAAGCAGCTCATCGTCTATCCCAGGATGTCCTTCAGGGCGCGCTGTTTCGCGCCGCCCTTCTTGTCGTCGTCGCCCGGCGCCTTGATGGCGCCGATACCGGTGTTCTTGTCCCAAGGAGCCGCCCACGAGGGTGGCGATTGCCAGTTCAGCCGCGCGAGGCCCATCAGGTGAGCCAGCACGTGGTTCCCCACCATCAGGTCGAGCATCTCGTTCCGGACGCCCTGATGCGGTTTGGTCCAATGCCCCGACAGATCGCGTGTCTCGGCGACCAGCTGCTCGAAGTTGACGTGCGGCGGTTCCTTCGACCGGAGTCCGGCCGGGAAATGCACGAAGCCCGGGCCCGGCAGCATGTGATGCAGCTGACCCGCGAGCGTATCCTTGAACGCATCGGGGCTGAACCGCGCGACCGGAACGACGCCGCGCAATGCGACTTTCCTGTCCTTGCGCTGGTTGTCCGGGTAGACCACCTGCAGCCTGGGCGGGTTCCGCGTGGAAGCGCCCTGCGTAGGGATCACCGACCAGACGTCACGGCCGTCC